GATAGTAACGGATTTAACTAAGAATGGATTTCAGGGATTGAACTTACACTACCTGTCACCTAGGGATAGAGTAAAGTTACTGGATGGGTTGTATGCAATGACCGTCAAGGAAACAGTTGAGAAGGATTTAAGGTTTGACTTCTCATATAACGATATCAAAAGTATCAGTAAGTTAAAGTTAGCAAAACCATGTTTAAAGAAGTATCTATTCTCACATACCGTTGGTAACATAATGAGAGTAGACCCAAAATACTGGGACTTGGTTGCAATGCTACCATCCCAACAATTTACAATAAATGCAAACACGGTGTATGCAGAAAGTAGAAGGAAAATTTAATGTCAAGAAGCGATTTAAGAATAGATAAGTTCAAAGCAAATTTCGATGCAGGTGCAAGACCTAATAGATTTAACGTCACCATCTTGGGCCCTACCCTGTTCCAATCCGATGCAACTGATGAAACAGAAGCTAAAGCTGGTGTTAAATTGGGTATAGAGGGTATTCGTTGTCATAAAGCAACTCTGCCTGGCAGAGAGTTGAAAGCATATACTTTTTCCGAATCAGGTGCAGAACGACATATGCCATTTCAAACCAATGACGGTGGAGAAGCATCTTTCTCATTCTATTGTGACCAAAACTTTTTAGATAGAGCTGCAATTGAAGGATGGCAGGATTCAATATATGGTGGAGACCCAACAAGACCTCGGTTTTCATTTAAAGACGAGTATAAAGGAACAGTTGAAATCTCTGTAATGAATGGTCGTGGTAAAGACACACTTACTTATGAACTTATAGATGCATACCCAATCAAATACGAACAACAGGACTTGGATTATAGTTCCAATACTGAGATAATGTCGTTCACTGTAACCATGGCATACACTTATTTCAAAACCAAGTACACTCCTGATGATTCAGGTGGTGGTGGTCTAAATAGAGGTAGGAGAATATTGGATGCACTTATTGGTATTGGACAGCAAACTGGTAAATACACTAATGCAGGACAATCAGTATTCAAACGTCTAAGAAGTTTAGACGATAAACTAGCCAAAGTACAAACATTGACTGGTGGCTAAAATAAAATTATGGAGTAAATTATGGGATTACCAATCCAAAAGGCACCAACTTATACAACTAAGTTGCCAAGTAATGGTCAAGAAGTTAAGTTCAGACCTTTTTTAGTAAAGGAACAGAAGTACCTACTACTACTTCAGGACTCATCTACAGCTGAAGACGTTGTAAATGCAATCAGAGATATGATAACTGCAGTTACTTTCAATAAACTTGATGTTGATGACTTACCAATGTTCGATATCGAATACCTATTCCTACAAATCCGTGCCAAATCCATAGGTGAAACTATAGAGTTGAATCTACGATGTGGTGAAACGGGTTGTGGTGGAACAGGGAAAGTTAGTGTCAATATAGAGGATGCAGAAGTTAGAGGTATAGATTCTGAAAAGTCTAAGGTCATTAGTATCAATGATGAAGTGGGTATTGGATTGAAGTATCCAAGTATAGTAGACACTGGTCGTTCAGAAGATATAAAAGACAGACAAGAAAAACTCTTAGCTCTACTTGCATCAGGTGTTGATTACGTCTATGATGCTGAAGACAGATATGAGTCTGATGATATCTCTAGTGAAGACCTTAGAGAATTCTTGGAAAGTTTAACACTTAAACAACTTGAAGATGTAAGTAAATTCTTTGAAGACTTACCTGCAATTAAATTGGATACAATCTTTAAGTGCAATGCATGTCAAACTGAACAAAGTAGAACAATATCGGGGTTACAAAGTTTTTTTTAATAGCTCTTTCTCATGAGTCGGTATTTAATTATTATAATACCAACTTTCAGCTGATGCAACATCATAAATACTCATTAACGGAACTTGAGAATATGATACCATGGGAAAGAGAGATATACATTAAACTCCTTGAACATCATATTGAGGAAGAGAACGAAAAACGGAAGAACCGTAATTAATTAAATTAACCTATATTATGAATATCGTGAGATAATATGGAGTTAACAATGGCTGAAAATACAGATAACAGCAGAAACGAAGTCGAAATTGATTTAGACAAGTATATGGCGATGATTGAGAAACTTGATGAACAAGAAGATGCAATCAAAGAGATGAAAGAAGAAGCCATAAAAGCGAAGAATCAACTCGAACCACCAGTAAGAAAGTTTGGGGATTTATTCCTAGACGACAATGATGTCAATGAGAAGTCAATTATAGGATTCATATCCTTCTTCTTAATGGTCGTCTTTGGATTAACTGACTTAGTAACCGCACTTGCATGGGACATGGATTTGAAAGTCTCTGAGACCATCTACACATCATTCGTTGTTGTGACACTAGGTGCATTCGGAATATCAGAAGCTGGTAAAGCTTTTGGTGGAAAATAAATAAGAGAAATCTAAATGGCAGATAAAACCCCCGACATTAAACTTAAGGCAGAGATTGCATCTCAAAGGGCAATGACAGCAGCTCAAGATAAATCTGTCAAGTCACAAGAAGAATATGCAAAAGCAACCAAGGACTTAAATACAAAGTTTAAAGGACTCACCAACAAGTTAGCAGAAGTTAATGGTGACCTTGCAATCTCAGCTGCAAACATAAGAACAGGGTCTAAAGACAGTTTTGAGGGGTTCCTTACTAGTAGAAAACTAGCTAAAGGAATGGCAGATGCCGCAAATAATAAAGAATTAAAAGATGCCACAGACGCACTTGTTGCTAAACAAAAACAACAAACAAAAGAGATAGAAGAAAATATTAAAGTCTTTAGAGCTAAGACTGAGATGGAAGCATTAATGAATGAACAGTCTAAGACCACAAATGCTGTAAAGAGACTTGACCTTCAGGAAAAGATTGACGAAGAACAAAAAATTATTGATGCAGAATCTAAGAAAGTAAAAGATGCATTCGAAAGGGATTTAGAAAACCTACAAAAAAATGAAACAAGAATAAGAACTGCAATACAGACTGACCTCGAAAAATCAACGGATAGCAAAGGTTACAGTGACTTTACTGATGGTCTTAAAGAACTAAGTGGTGGTATGTTAGACATTGGTGGGTTCTTAGATGATGCAACCAAGAAGTTTAATGCAGTTCAAAATGTATTCGGTGGTCTTGGTAAAGCTGCAAACTTTATGACTGGTGGTATGTTGCAACAAAAAGATGCATCCGATAATCTTACAGACTCCATAAAAGGTGTAGTACTAGGTAACGAGCAACAAGAAGAGTCTCAAAATAAAATCTTTGGGATGGTCGAAGCAAATGTTTTCGAAACCAGTCTTATTAGTAAAAAGAATGCTAAAGCAATGACTCCATTTATCGGTAAACTAGGAATAGGTGCATTAATACTAGGTGCATTTGTTGCTGCTGTTCTCACATTGATGGCAAGATTTGAAGGATTCTCAGACTTCATAAACAAGTTCCTTTTAGGAAACCGTTCAGCCTCCGATACCCTTCAACAACAAAAAGACCTCAATAAGAATTACTCTAATAAAGACTCTAAGATGACTTTTGAGGATTATACCAAACAAGCTGATGCACTTAAGATAACAGCAGAGGATAGATTAGACGAAAAGAAAGTTGACCAAGCAGTAATTGTTGGGTCGGGTGCAGCGGTAGGGGTAGTAAAAGGTACTGCCAACTCGTTACCAATAACATCTACTGCACTACCCGATGCAATTGCATCACAGGGACAGGGAAGATACCCTGCAGGTTCAGTTGACGCTGCAGGTAAACCGAATGGTGGTCAATTCATGCCCAAACCAGTTGACGCACCACCAAATAAATTAGTCACTACTGCTAAGGTGGTTGCAAAGAGTAGTCTAAAAACTGTGGCCAAGGGCTTAGGCCCAGCAGCCTCCGCGGGTTTGGGGTATATGGAATATCTTGGTAATGTGGATGATACAAATCTACAACGTGCAACTTTAGAGCAACTCCATAATGACAAAATCATTGAAGATGAAGAATATGATAAAGGTTTAGAGTACATTGCAGCCAAAGAAAAAGAAGATTACATGATACCATTTTGGAAAGCTGTAGGTGCGTCATTAGCCACAGCAGCTGCTGGAGCGTTTATAGTGTCTAATCCAGTCGGTTGGGCCACAGGCCTTGCTATGTTGGCTGCTGCTGGAACGGCAGGTTCATATGCCGCAGGTGGGATAGCTGATGTTGCAATGGGTGATGAAGAGAATCAACTAGCCGAAATAACTGGAAGAGATACAGGTCTTAATGCAGTTGGTGACCAAAAAGACTCAATGGAAGAAATGGATAGTCTACGTTTGGGTGCCTTAAAGGGTGGGAAACTCGGAGAGGGATTTGTAGACCCTACACCCGATACCCCATTGACTATGGAAGACATTGTGTCCATGGTAAAAGAGAAAAATCTAGAAGATAATAGTATAGACCAAATCGAAGCATTAATAAAGGCTATGGGTGTAACGGGTGCTAGTAATATTTCACAAATCGCATCTACAACACAAAATACTATATTGAATAATGGTGGTGGTCAATCATCCGTAAATATCCCAAGAATAATAGGAGTGTTTTAGTAACTAACTGGAAGAGGTTCTTTGAACTTTTCTTTCCTAGTGTACTTGGTTCGGTCTTTTACGACTTGATGTTTGAATGGTGAGTCCTTAGCAAATAAGACATTACCAAACCGAGACTTCGGTCTTTGAGGGGTACTTGTCTTTTTCATGTCTAATTCCTATTCTATCGTTGCAATCCTGTTGGTCTTCTAACAGACTTAGATGCACGAATTCTATTTAACTCGTTTCTACGTTTTTGTTTTTGGTTCTTCTCATTCTTAATGAATGATGGTTTCAAGAAATACCTTCTTTCTCTTACCTCTTCTACAATACCTTTCCTCTCACAATATTTTTTAAATTGTCTGAGCATAATATCGAAGGGAACTTCAGTATTTTTGAAGTCTTTTTTTGGTCTATTCTTGTTATCGTATTTCATGTATTTCCTATTAATAAAAGTGTTAAGTCGCCCCACGCTTTACAGCATACCCGCTCCTAACCGATTAACCCGCAATGTTTGCTGTTAACCTTTCCCTTACTAAGTACCCCCACTCTTCTAAGAAGAGTAAATCCACGGTCTTAGTGTATGGTCTCACTTTCACAGTATATCATTAATATAATGAGACCATCCCAAATAAGAACTCTAATTAACTTTCGTTAGCTAGGTTCTTAAAGTAATCCATCGCATCATCTTCTTCCACTTGTGGAGTTGACTCAGCTGATGAGATTACAGGTTCCGCTGCAACTGTATCAGTGTTTACATTAGACCATGGAACTTCGTCCAAGTCTTCTGCAATACTTTCTGCAGTTGAAGTAGTACCAGCACTTCCAAGTACTCTTTGAAGTTTCTCTTTGAGTTCTTCATAAGTCTTGAATTCACTTGGTGCAATAATACCCGATAATGAATGTAGTTGTGTATATATAACACTCAACTTATTTTCGTCATCAAATAATGGTGCTGGTTTGTCGAACTCTGATTTATCATAGTTCCAGTATCCGTCAACCTTTCTGATTTTAATCTTAAAGTTGGCACCTTCTCCTCTTAGGTCAAAAGGATTGATTGCAGTCTCATCTTCAAATGCAGGTGAGATTGCTTCCTTAAGAGCTTCAAAGATTTTTTTACCAAATCTATACTTAAACACTTTACCTTCGTTAGCAGGATTTTTAGGGTCTGATACAACATAGACATTAGAAACATAGTGCAGTCTGCGTTTTTGTTTCCTAGCAATATCTTTGTTTGCTTCAATCCCAGTATTCCACAACTCGGTATTGTATTCAGATACAGGGTCTTGTTTACTAAGAGTCGTTAAAGACTTCTCAATATACCATCCGCCTGGGCCTTGGAATCCGTGGTCAAAGTATGATACCCATGGCATCTCTTCTCCCTCGGGGGTAGGTAAGAAACGAACCACTGCATAACCATTACCAGTTTTATCTAGTTCGGGTTTCCACATTGTGTCGTCACTGAAGGATTTTTGTTTTCCACCATCGGATGGGGAAGCAGTTTCCATTGCTGCTCTTAGTTTATCTAAACTACTACTCATTGTATTCTCCTATTGTATTACAATTTTATTACAATTTTATTAACAATTATATTAAAGACTTAAGGCCTTGACCTAAAATCCATTCTTCACTTACTTCATAATAAGATAGTTCATTATACTTTATAGACCTTCCTTTGTCAAGAGGGTTTCCTAAGTATACTGAACAATCATTGTACTCCCTTAAGAGTGCAATGAACTGACTCCTTTGTGCGTTAAGCACTCTAGAGTCTGCATTGTATTTATGCATATAGTTTACACTACCTTCATAAATGTTTTCAAAGTTGTCACCTTCCAATGCATCAAAACCAATCAGATTGACTCGTTCGTAACCATTGGCCATTGCAAACCCTAATGCAGACATTCCTGTAAACAGGTTTCTCAACAGTGGGTCATTATAAGTGACAATTAATTCGGGTCGTATTAGACCCAAAAAATCTGTAGTTTCTCCATCACCTTGTATGATGAAGTGTGTATCATCGGGTTTAGTTGTAACGATTACTTCGTGTGAATACTCAAATCCAGGCTTCATAATCTCCATCATTTCAATCGGTAGGGGTTCTATGTCTGCAAATGCAACTAGGTTTCCCCTATAGTAATCTGATTCGACTATCTCTGCTTGTACGGGAATGTCTACTGCAAACACTATGTCACACTCGTTAGTGTCTCTATGGATTGCATTACAACCCCACACTTCATGTGTGACACTAGAGAAGTCAAAACCTACTCTACTTGGGCCGTTACCTAATATTGTTACTTCTTGCATATGTCCATTAACAGGTTCTTGTACTTGTTCACATCTACTGAGACGAAAGCTTTGTACTTGTTCAATTTCAACTGAACTTCGGGGTACACGATTTGTTCTGATATTAATCTCTCCCAATCTTTAGTAAACCCTATGATGTCATCCAATATGCACATAGTTTCTAAAGAAGTCTTCTTAGCTAAATAGGATTTAAGTAGAAGAGGATGTTGTCCATTTTTTACCTCTAGTACTTGGTTGATTGTTTTCTTTAAAAGTAAATCAGACACATCAGTCTTAAACATGTAAGACATTTTCTGTTGTCTACCTTTCCATTCTCTATATCTCTTATCACATTCAGCATCTAAGAGGTCACCCGCCCAATAGTCTTTAAAGGACAGATTTGCAATATAGAAATCTTGCAGTTCTTGTTTATACGTTCTAAACAATTTACCAAAGTGATACTTGTCTTTACGTTTTAAGAAGGAATTGATATCTGACTTTACTTTACCATTGTACTTGATAAAATCATAACCTTTAGAATAGAAGTGTAACTTTATTCCAAGGTACAATGTGTATGCATCATATCCTTCTCTACTGGTCATCGTAAGTCTTCTTTGATAAAGACCCCATCTACCATCGTACCTTTACGGTCTTTGATGTCGTGGTATGCAACCTCTAAACAATGTTCTATTGATAGACCATTACGGACTGCAATGTTAATTAACACTACCATGATGTCACCAATGTCATCTGCAATGTCTTTGTTCTTACAGATGTTATCGGACAACTCACCACATTCCTGTATGAGTTTCATGTACTGGTCTTTATCCGTTGAACCCTCAATGAGGTTTCTATCTTGATGCCACAATGCAATCTTTTGAATCAATTGAGGCACAGTATTATATTCATGAACGGGTGTACCGTTACTTCTTAATAGAAGTGCCTTCTTCGTATGTGTCATTACTTCCATTACCTACGATTCCTTATTTGGGTGCAATAATTTTTTTCTGTGCAGGTACTTCAATCTTAGAAGCTTCCTTTTTACCAGTTGCAATCATATGTGCATCTGCAACATGTTCTGCTGTTGGTACAACGAATACTACTTGTTGAAATATTGCATGGGGTGGATTCTCTTGTCCTGTTGCGGCTAGTCCTTTTGCAAATCCCATCGACCCATCATTCGGGTTAGATAGAATCATCCTTGGGTCTTCTATTGCAACTCCAGCATCTGTTGTTGATTCGAGTACACCTACATACTCACCACTAATTGTCACTACTGTGACGATATCACCTTTTTTCATAATTTTCTCCTATTGTGTGAAAAACTTGGTTATTGTTCCGACTGAATTCTCACCACGATTGATAAGGTTCAGTCCCTTTGCTTCATCAGCTAACTTCTCTTTGAGAGGAGTTGAGATTAATCTCTTTGATGCTTCGGGTTCGAGGTTGTTGTCCTCACAAATTTTAATGATTGCACTTAGTACATCACTTCCCATTAACACCAACTTCTCTACTTTATCTGTAAATTCTTTTTTACTTATCATCGGTACAATGCCTCTCCGTCTTTGATAAACGAATGTGTAACTTCTGTATAACCTTTTCTATCTGAAATCCAATCCTCTTCATCATCAAATGTTTCTGAATACTCAATGAGTTCTCTAATAGCATCATCAACATGATAACCATTGAGGTGTGCATAGTTTGGGTCAATTACGTTTTCTATTTCAAAATCAACTTCGACTTCTCCATCCTCGATAAACTCTTCAATCATGGTATCACATATACCTAAGACTTCTAGTGCTTCTGCACTGATTCGTTTTTCTTTTATTAATGAAACATGATGTCCTTCATGCACTCTTATTCTGATATCTTCCATATTATACTCCGTGTAAATTTGCATATCTTTGTCTTAAGTCATATAACTTCTCGACATATTCTCTAGGGTCTGCCTCAAAGACTTGAACCCCTCCTCCATCAACAGCAACAACTGCTACTATTGAATCTATTTCCTCACCTGTAAGTTCCTCAACCATGATTGCATATGCAGTCATCTGATGAAACCAAGGGTCGGCCATATATTCTTCTTTATACTTTGCACTTGTCTTAAAGTCTATAATACAAAGTTCGTTATCCCAAAAACCAATACAGTCTACTTGACCTGCCATTTGTAAGGAGTCACTATACATTCCTGCTTCTAAAGCAACTGGAATGATATCATCTAAAACTGGTTGTACTGCTTTGAACATAGACTCGTCTAAGATATTTTCAAAGACTAACTCTTCTTCTGCACGAAGGTATTGTTCAAACAAAGAATGCATCTTAGTACCACGTCTTGCAGCGACACTTGAAATCTTGTTTGCAACTTCTTCACCTACTCGTTCTCTCCACAACTTAATGTGGTCTCTTGTGAGTAGTCCTGTTACGGTTGTAACACTTGGGTATTTTTGTCCATCGGGTGTTTGATAAAACCTCTTCCCGTTCTCTTGACCACGAGTCATGTTATCTTGTAGTGATTCTAAATCACCCAGTGTGCATGTAAATTCTTTCATAATGTATTATACTCTGTATGTCAATGTTTGTCTAGGGGTTTTTTATTTTTGGAACTTTGTCTTGCCTGATTGGATATCCATATGTTTTTTAACAATCTGTCTTGTCTTGATATCCTTTGCAGATTGTGGGTTTACCTTTTTATCTAAATCAGAACCTTTATAGTTCTCTCCGATTTTAGATAGAACTGCTTTGAATCCATCATCTGTCTTAACTCTGTCACCAGTACCACCCACGATTTGTGGAGCTCCGATAACTTGTGAT